ATCCGCACCCAGAAGAACGGGGACGGCAAGACGCTGAACTATACCCCGTCCGTGATCGCGGTTCCGGCGGCGCTGGAAACCACGGTCGAGCAGTACCTGGCCAACATCGTCGTGCCGACCAAGACGGGCGACGTGGTGCCCGCGTCGCACAAGCAGCTTACCCCGGTGGTGGAGCCGCTTCTGGACGCCGCGAGCGAGACGGCCTGGTATCTGTTCTGCGATCCGGGCCGCCTGTCGGCCATCGTGTACGCCTACCTGGAAGGCCAGGAAGGCCCGCAGATGCTGCAGCAGGACGTGAGCCTGCTGGGCATCACCTTCGACGTGGTGCTGGACTTCGCTGCGGCCCCGGTCGAGTACCGCGCCGCGTACAAGGACCCCGGCGCTTAAGCCAACCTCTGAACCAATGATGTGACGGAAGGGCCGCCCGCAAAGCGGCCCTTCGTCGTTTTGCAGTTCTTAACCGAAAGGAAATCGAGATGAAAAACTTCGTACAGGAAGGCCGCACCGTGACCGCCACGGCTGCTGCTGACATTTCCGGCGGGGCCGGGATGCTGGCCAGTGGCCTGTTCGGCGTGGCCTGCCACGACGCCCTGAACGGCGCGGAAGTGGAAATCCAGGTCGAGGGCGTGTTCGACATGGACAAAGACACGAGCGTTGGGTCCGGAGTGGCCGCCTTCGGCAAGGTCTACTGGGACGATACGGCCAAGAAGGTGACTGGCGAAGCCACCGGCAACACTCTGATCGGCGTGGCTCTGGTCGCCGCTGCCGATGGCGACGTGACCGTGCGGGTGCGCCTCAACGGCGTGTCCGTCTGACGGGCGGCATAAGGATGGCCCGGAGTCTACAGGCTTCGGGCCGTCCATCTTTTTTCAGGCGGGGGATCGAGAATGACCGGCTTTGCGCAACGCGCCGTGGATTCGGCTTTCAGGCGGCTTGGCCGTCCAGCCGTGTTCCGCCCGGCTGCTGGCGATGACATCCCGGACGTACTTGTGATCCTGCGCCAGGGGGACGTGGAGTTCGACACGTTCGGCGCGGCTCTTGCCTCCGCCTCCACCGTTATCGACGTGCGCGTCTCCGACGTGGCAGCGCCACAGAAGGGAGACGCCTTCGTCGTGGACGGCGCGACCCACACCATCAACGCCGCGCCGCTGAAGCGCGACGACCAACGTCTGGTCTGGACGTGCCCAGCCCCGGAGGGCGAGTAGCATGTCCTTGAAACTGGCCATGCAGGGCAACCTGCAAAAATCCATCGCCGCCGATATCAAGGCTATCGAGGCGGCGCATCGGGCGGCGCTGGGGCGCACGGGCGGGCGTATCCGACGCGCGCTGGTGGCGGATGCCAAAGGGGCCGGTCTGGGACGGCTGGGCAACGCCTGGCGGTTCGGCGTTTATCCTGGCCGGGGAACAAAGACGCTCAACCCGGCGCTCTACATCTACCCGAGGGGAAAACCCGGCGGGCGGACGCAGGAAGCGCTGAAGGCGCACGAGCACGGCGCGGTGATCCGGCCCGACGGCAGCCGCTATCTGGCGATCCCGACCGGCTTCAACAAGCCGCGCGGGTTTAGGAAAATGAGCGGCGGCACGCTGATCAGCCCCGCCGAAATGGTGGCTATGAAGAAGTGGACCTACACCCTGCCGACGAAAGACGGCAAGGGGCTGGTCTGGTTTCTGCGGGTGACCGAGGCGGCGGCCAAGACGCGCAGCGGGCGCATCCAGCGCCTGGCGTTCGCGGGCGGCATGAAGCTGGGCGGTCGCAGTGGCGGGCAGCTTGGGTCGGGGCGCGGTGGTCGCGTCAAGGACATCCTCAATCGCGGCGCAGTGCCGATGTTCATCCTCATGCCGCAGATCAGGATCAAGAAACGCACGGACGCGGGCGGCATCGTCGAGAGGCATGCGCGCGCCCTGCCCGCCCTCGTGGCGTCGGAAATGGCGAAGAGAAGCCGGGAGAAACGGAATGGCCGATAGCAAGCGCGAGGCGGCGCTCAAAGCCCTGTTCACGGCGCTGTCAGGGATCGCCGGGCCTGCGGTAAAGCGAAACGAGCCGGAGGTGGCGAAGATACCGTCCGGCGGCCTGATCGTGCTGCGCGACGGCGAGCCGGGCGAACCGGATGTCCTGCTGTCGCCAACGAGCTACATCTACACGCATCGCGCCGAGGTCGTGGTGCAGGTGCAGGACGGCGATTCCGCCACCCGCGACGCGGCGATGGACGCGCTGCTGCAGGCCATCGGGCAGGCGGTGAGCGCCGACGAGACCCTGGGCGGCGCGGTCGACATGGCGTCGCCGGGCAGCCCGGAGCTTCTCGACGAGCCGGTGGAAGGGGCGGCCACCATCAAGGCGGCATTGGTGCCCGTGTTTTTGGAATACGCGACCTCGACGCCGCTGGGATAGGCGGCGCGGGCTAATCGTTTGAAAGGAGAAAGACCATGGCGAAGACCCGAGCTTACGGCTCCGACGCGCAGCTTCTGGCGGCGTTCGAGGCCACCTACGGCACCGCACCGGACGGCTCCGGCGGCGGCGTCTACACCCGCCTATCCTTCAAGGAGAGCAGCCTGGGGGCCGAGCGCCCGCTGGGTTACGACCCCCTGCTGGGACAGGGCCGCGACGCCCAGGACCCGTTCTACGAGGCGGTGTCGGACGAGGGTGAGTTCGGCGTGCCGCTGGACCTGCGCGCCATCGGCTTCTGGCTAAAAGGAATCCTCGGCGCGGCGGATACCACGGACAACCTGGACGGCACCTACACCCACGTGTTCACGTCCGGCGGCGACCTGCCGAGCCTGACCTTCGATGTCGGCCACACCGGCCTGACGGTGCCGAAATATTACCGCCACACCGGGGCGAAGCTGGAAAGCCTGGCGTTCGACATGGCGCGCACCGGCCCGGCCAACGCCACCATCGGCGTGGTGGCCCAGGGCGAAACGGAACAGGCGTCGGCTGTGGACGCAGCGCCGCTGACCCATGCGCTCAAGCGGTTCTCCCAAGGCACCGGCACCATCAAGGTCGGCGGCAGTCAGCTTGCCAACGTGACGGGGGGGCGGTTCGCGTTCTCGAACAACCTGGAGCGGGTCGAGACGATCCGCGACGACGGCCTGATCGACGGCGCGGACGAAACCGAGGCCACGGCGGAAGGCTCCATCGACGTGCGGTTTTCCACGGACACCACGATCTCGGCGGCGGTGTCCGCCGAGACTCCGGTCGCCATGGAGTATGGCTATTCGATTCCGGGGGCCGAGGGCTACCTACTGAAGTTCGCCTTGCCGCGCGTTTTCCTGCCGAAGAAGAAGCAGGAACTGCGCGGCCCCGGCGGCGTGCAGGCGTCCTACGACTGGCGCGCGGCCTACGACAGCGTGGCCGGGCACCTGCTGCAGATCACGCTTACCAACGACGTGGCCGCCTACTGACGGGCGTCAATACCCGAGCTTTCGCAGTTCCTCGCGCTTGGCGACGGTGTCGGTATCGGGCTCGTAGCCCAGGCCAACCATGCAGTCGATATAGACCGCGAGGTTCTGCGGCTCGGGGTAGGTCCAGCTTTTATAGCTGCAGCCCTGCTGGGCCTGGGTGTAGCCCATGTTCACCCAGTTGGAGCCCGGCGGGCCTGACGTGAATCCGCCGGGCGGGCCGCAGGACGAGAGCAAGAACAGCGACAAGAAAACAGACAAACGAACCATGGAGCCCTCCGGCTTACGTGAAAGGTCCCGTAATGATTAAGCTATCCCTGCCGAAAAACCCATACTGGATCGACCTGCCGCACGGCGTGCGCCTGTATGTTCGACCGCTCACCATGGCGGTGTACGAATCCGCACGGGCTAAGGGAGCGCGGCTGGTGCAGGACGTCTTGCGCGACCATGCGGAAATCACGCTGGCGGGCGGGACGGTCGAGGGGCTGCCGGACCTGAACGACGAGGACGCCCGCGCCGGGCTGTCGCAGTTCCTGTTCGCGCAGGCGCTGGCGGCGGCGGCCATCATCCGATGGGAGGGCGTGTTGTCGGAGGACGGCGAGCCCATGGAGGCGTCGGAGGCGGCGGTGGCCGACCTGATGCGCTACCACGACATGGCCGAGGAATTCCTTATCAAGTACACGCGCTCGCACGCCGAGGCGGTCGCGGAGGGAAACGCCTCCAGGCCCTCGCCGAATGGCACTACGGCGGCGGGCCTGAATATTGCCGAGGGTGCCGAGAGCAAGGACTCCCCTGCGCCTGCGGAGGCGTGAACGAGGGGGGCGAGCTTTGCCCCTACACCGAACACCAGCCGAAAACCGAAGAGGGCGCGCAAGCCTGGGACCTGATGCTGAAGGCGTCGGGGCAGCTTCGTCTCGGCGGCATGGGCGGCGTCGCGGGCATCGACATGGGCGTGGCGCTGCGGATGGCGGAGGCGCTGGGCTACGACACACGGGCGGCTGTGGAACTGATTCCCGCTGCCGAGCGCGGCATGGTGGCGGCGTTGAACAAACGGAACGACGACGATGGCGAATGACATCACCTATCGCGTATCGCTGCAGGACGGCGAGGTTGTCCGCCGGGCGCTGATGCGCCTGGGCAAGGACGGCCAGGACGCCCTGCAACGCATCGAGCGATCCAGCGCGCCTGCGTCGCGCGGGCTGCTCGCGCTCGATAAGGCGAGCCGCGCGCTGCGCAGCGAGATGGCGGCGTTCGCGTCCAGCATGGCCGCCGCGCTTGGCGTCGGCGCGCTGGTTACGCAGGTGGTGCGCATCAACCAGACGTTCCAGGACCTGTCCGCCGGTCTGGAAACCGCGACCGGGTCGGCGGAGAACGCGGCCCGCGCCATGGACATGCTGCGCGAGTTCGCCAGGGAGACGCCGTTCGAATTGTCCGAGGTGGTGACGGCGTTCATTCGCCTGAAGAACCTGGGGCTGGACGCCTCGGCGGACTCCCTGCGCGCGTTCGGCAACGTGGCCTCGGCCATCCCGAACAAGACCGTGATCGACTTCGTGGAGGCGGTGGCGGACGCGGCGGTCGGCGAGTTCGAGCGCCTGAAGGAGTTCGGCATCAAGGCGGCGTCGGAGGGCGAGAAGGTGTCGTTCACCTTCCGTGGCGTGACCGAGACGGTCGGCAAGAACGCCGACGAAATTCAGGACTATCTGCGCCGCCTGGCCGAGAACAATTTCGGCGGGGCGATGGCGCGGAAGATGGAGACCATCGGCGGCGCGGCGTCGAACCTCAAGGACTCGTTCGACGACCTGTTCGTCACCATCGGCGAGATGGGCGCGAACGACGCCATCACATCGGTCCTGAAGGGGTTGACGGAAGCGGTCGGCGGCGCGGCGGAGAACCTGGACACCATCACGGATGTGGCCGGAGCCGCCGCCTCGGCCCTTGCGGGGCTGATGGTGGCGCGGATGTCGGCTGGCGCGGTGGCGCTGTTCCGCGTGGAGATCGCGGGCGCTGTCGCGGGCCTGCAGATGATGAACACCTTCGGCACGGCGGCCACGGCGCGCATGATCGCCATGTCGGCGGCGACGCGCGGAGCCGCTCTGGCGGCCAGGGGCCTTAACGCGGCAATGTCGTTTTTCGGCGGCCCTGTCGGCGTGGCCATCGCCGCACTGTCGGCTGGCGTTTACCTGCTGGCCACCCGTCAGAGCGAGGCGGAGGAAGCCGCCGACATGCACCGCGAGGCGTTGAGCCGCTTTAACGGCATCATCGACACCAGCACCGGCAAGGTGAAGGAGATGGCCGCAGAGGTGCGGGCGCTCCGCAAGGCGCAGCTTGAGGCGGCGCAGGCCGCCGCGCAGGATGTCGTGCGGCAGCAGGAAATCTATGCCCGCGCCGGGAACTTCCGCATCGACCGATTCCAGTTCGATCTTGCGAAGCAGATGGACCCCGGCATGCTCGGGCCGGGAGACAAGGCCGTCGCGGAAGCGAAGAAAGTGTTCGCCTCGGCCCGCGCTCTGCAGCAGCAGTTCCTGGAAGGCAAGATCAGCGCCGCCGAACTATACACCCAGGTCTCGGCCCTGGCGGACCAGGACGAGCGGCTCAAGGGCCTTGTCGCGTCCATGGGCGAGTGGGCAGAGCCGCTGGTCGAGGCGAAGGGGAATCTGGACGAAATCAACGCCGCGCTGGCCGCCCTGGACGGCAACGCCACGGATGCCCAGAAGAAGCTGCTGGGAATCGGCGGCGGCGAGGAAACGAAAGGAACCGGCGGCGGCAGCAAGTTCGACCCGGAGAAAATCCGCAAGGAGCTTGAGAAGCTGCGCGAAGAGCAGCGGCAGTACCTGGATCAGGTGGACAGCGACTACCTGCGCGCCACGGGCGCGCGGATTGCCCTGATCGAGAAGGAAAAGGCCGCCAAGCTGGCGCAGCTTGAGAAGCTCAAGATCGCGGGCGAGGAAGCCGCGCGGGCTCGGGCGCAGATCGAGGCATGGGCCTCGTCGGAGATCGCCAAGGTCCGGGAGGAAGAAGCCACCCGCGTGAAGGCCGCCGAGGAAGAGCGCCTGCGTTCCAGCCGCGAGGCTGCGGACGGCATCAAGCGTGCGCTGACGGACATCCGCGATGCGTCGACCAACACCGCGCAGCAGTGGGAAGACGACATCAATGGCATGAACCAGACCGCCAAAACGGCGTTCGTGGATATCGTGACCGGAGCCAAGTCCATGTCGGACGGGCTGCAATCGGTCCTAAACGACCTGCAGCGGCGGATCGCCGGGCGCATCTACGACAAGGCCATCGGCGGTGCCGTGGACGGCCTGCTCGACGGGATGCTGGACGGCGTTTTCGGCTTCAACCATGGGGGTGGGACGGTCGGCGCGCCCACGTTCTCCAGGCGGGCGAGCCCCCTGGCGTTCGCGGGCGCGCCACGTTTCCATGGCGGAGGAACGGTGCCGGGGCTGCGCCCCGGAGAGACCCCGATCATCGCTTTGCGCGGCGAGCGCGTGCTGACGCAGGCGCAGCAGGACAACACGGCCAAGACGATTGCCGGGCTGGCCGCCATGGCCGCGTCAAAAGGCCCCGGCGTCAACGTTACCGTGAACAACAACGCGGGCCAGGTTGCCCAGGCCCGTGCGCAGGTCAGCCAAGGCCGGGATGGCGGAATGAACCTGGAAATCATCGTCGAGGAAATCGAGAACCGGATTTCCCGCAACGTCTCGCGCGGCGAGGGCATGGCCCCGACGCTGGAACGGCGCTACGGCCTCGATCCGGCGGCTGGCGCGCGCCGGTAAGCTTGGAGAAAACGCATGGCTGTCACCGTCGCATGGCCAGATGTCCTGCCCCTACCGACGTTCGAGGGGTACGGCATCGAGCCCATGGATTCGATCCTGCGGACGGACATGGAGTCCGGCCCGGCCCGGCAGCGGCGGCGCTATACACAGACGCCGACGCGGATGCCCGTGCGCTGGCGGTTCACCGCGTGGGAGTTCGCCATCTTCGAGTCCTGGTATCGGCACAAGGCCAAGGAAGGCGGGGAGTGGTTTTCCATCAACCTGCTGGGTGGGCTCGGCATGGTGTCGCACGAGGCCCGGTTCGTCGGGCGCGGGCAGGCTCCGTACCGGGCCACGCCGACGCGGGGCGGCCCCGGCGACGGGGCGCGCTGGGTGGTCACGTCCGCGCTTGAGGTGCGCGAGCGCCCGGTTCTGGACGAGGGCGCGCTGGAGGTGGCGCTGTCGGAGGATATCGCAGGCCTGATCGCGGCCATCGACGGGCTGCACGCGACCGTCAACACAACGCTGCCCGGCGCGTCGGGCTGGAACTGATCGGAGGGGCATATGCCGACATTGCAGGAACGGCTGGAAACGGCCACGACGCAGGTGGAGACGGATTCCGGCCTGCTGCACGACATCGTTCACGGCGACGCCGCGACGGAGGTCGCCACGGAGGGCGGCAACGTCAAGAGCGCCGCCAAGGCCATCGCGGACCTGGAGGCCACATACGAGGCGGCGGACGTGGTGGCAACGGTCACCACGTTGCGCGACGAATCCCAGGCGTATTCGGATCAGGCACACGCCTGGGCCGAAGAGCCGGAGGACACGGAGGTCGCGCCCGGACAATATAGCGCGCTGCACCATGCGGCGAAGGCGCAGCAGGCCGCCGCGTCGCTGGTGTTCGCCGGGCACGGCCTTGCCCGCAACGGCGCGGCGCTGGAGTGGTCGCACGGCGACGATCCCTTCGACGCCAGCGCCCCTGACGAGTGGGCCGTGTTGCCGGGCAACGCGGTCTTTTCCATCAACGCCAACGGACACCTGGAGGTGACATTCTGATGCCGACCATCGATCTTGGGAAAATCGTCTATTCCTGGAAAGGCGATTACAACGGCGCGCAGGCTTACGAGAAGTTCGACACCTGCCGCTACAACAACAACGTCTATATCTGCATCCAGGATGCCGCCGCCGGGGTGGACCCGAGCAACGGCACGTACTGGGACCTGATGATCGAGGGCACGTCGGCGTCGGCGGCTTACATGCTGTTCGGCAAGGCCGATGCGGACTCGGTCGCCTTCACCAAGACCGGCGCGGGCACCGTCAGTCTGAAGGCCGGGACCAAGGTGGAATTGAATGGCGTCGTCCACGATTTTTCGGTGGATACGGCGGTAACGATGCCCGCGCTGACGGCGGGGACGGATTACGCCATCTATGTCTGCGACGACGGCAGCGTGCGCGCCGACGCCAACTTCTCGGCCCCCAGCGGGTACACGGCGAGCACCTCGCGGCAGATCGGCGGCTTCCACTATGCGCTGTCGAACCTGAACGTGGATTCGACGCCAAACATCAACGAGTACAGCCTGTGGGACCTGAAGTGGCGGCCCGAATGCGCCGACCCGCGCGGCATGGCGCTGGTCGCTGGCAAGTTCTGGTGCGACATCTACCTGCTGGGCGTGAACCACCACACGGACGGCACGTCGAAGAACGGGGCCACCATCGCGGACGGAACAAGCCCGCCCAAGGTGGCGCTGGGCTTCGGCGGCGACGGCACGGCGGATTACGGATCGCTGACGTGGTACGAGGCCGCCGAGGTCATGTCGGACCACGGCAAGGGGCTGCTGACCTACGACGAGTTCGCGGCGGCGGCCTATGGCGTGACGGAGGCGCAGTCCATCGGCGCGGACCAGATCACGGTTCAGCACAACGCCGGTTACGTCTCGAAGTGGGGTGTCGAGCAGGCGACCGGCGTCATGTGGCAATGGGGCGCGATGCTGGGCGGCCCGGACAGCGGGGCGACCTGGTCGGCCAGCACGGAAGGGCGCGGCAGCTACTACAACCAGCCCAACGCGGCCCAATTCGGCGGCGACTGGGGCAACACGTCGAACGCCGGTTCCCGCTCCGCGCGCTGGAACCTCGTGCCCTCGAGCTCGGGCAGCAGCATCGGGGCGCGGGGCCGCTGTGACCACCTGCGACTTGTCTAGGGGCCGCGAAAGCGGACCCCTTGATCCGCCGCAACAAGGGGTGGCGCGCGAGGAAGTAATCAGCGCGCGGCAGATGGCCATCGTCGAAAAGTACGAGGGGTTCGTGAACTACATGTACCCCATCGCACAGAACATCGCGCGAAAGCACGGGGTGGCGCGGGACGCCTTCCTGCGGGCGATGTTCGCGCAGGTGGATTTGTTCATCGTCGCGGGGAAGTCGGGCCAGCCGTCGCGTCTTTACGCGGCGGACGCCGGTCTGGCGTCCTTGCGATTCTGGTTGCGCTTCCTGGCCGATCCAAAGCGGAAGCTGATCTCGCAGAACCAACACCGGGTGGCGCAGGTGCACCTGGCGGAGGTCGGCGGGATGCTGAACGCCTGGATCAGGTCGGGGAGGCGCAAGGGGTAGGGAAGGGCACAAAAGACGCGGCCCAATTCGGCGGCAACTGGAGCAACACGTCGAACTCCGGTTCCCGCTCCGCGAACTGGAACAACGTGCCCTCGAACTCGAACAACAACATCGGGGCGCGGGGCCGCTGTGACCATCGTTTCCAGGCGTTCGGTCGGTCAAGGCCGCCGGAGCCGACACACCCTTACAGGTGGTCAGCTTCCCCACCCTGCCACGGCGAACACATTTCGGGGTTCGGTCGAGCGGCGAGTAGCGAAACATCGAAAGCCGGAGCCGACATCGTGGGCAGAAAACATCGCAACCTGATGCCACTGGTGCTGGCGGACGAAAACATGCGCAGCGCCTATCGCCAGACGGCGCGAGGCAAGCGGTACACGTTCGGATACCTGGAGTTCAAGGAGTACGCCGAAGCGAACCTGTGGATGCTGCAACAAGAGATCGCGGCGGGGACGTACCGCCCCGGTGAATACCGCCGGTTCATGGTGCGCGACCCGAAGCCGCGCGAGATCATGGCGCTGCCGTTCCGCGACCGCCTAGCGCAGCACGCGCTGGTGAACGTGATCGAGCCCATCTTTGAGCGCACCTTCGTGCCCATGTCGTATGCCTGCCGGACGGGCCGGGGAACGCACGCGGGCGCGGTGCGGGCACAGGCGCTGATGCGGTCGCTGGGGAAGGAAGGGCCGGTCTATTACCTGAAGATGGACTTCGCCGGGTACTTCCACAGCATCGACCGGGCGCGGCTGAACGTCATGGTCCGCAAGAAGATCAGTTGCCGGGCGACGTTGGCGTTGATCGAGGCCATCACACCGCCGGAGGGTCGCGGCCTGCCCATCGGCAGCCTGACCAGCCAGTTGTGGGCCAACGTGTACGCCACGGCCTTCGACCGCTTCCTGCTGGACCTGGGGTGGCGGACGTTCGTGCGCTACATGGACGACACGGTGGTGTTCGGCCATTCGGCGGCGGACCTGCGGGCGCTGAAGGACGATGCGGAGGCATTTATCGACGAGGCGCTGGGTCTGCGGTTTTCCAAGTGGTCGGTCGCCCCGGCGACGCGGGGGCTCAACTTCCTAGGTTATCGCATCTGGCCCACACACAAGCTGCTGCGCCGCCAAAGCGTGGTGCGGGCGAAACGCAAGATCAGAAAGTATTCGGCCAACGGCAACCGGGAGAAGCTGGACCGCTTCCTGGCCAGTTGGCGCGGACACGCCCAATGGGCGGATACCCACAACCTGTTAACCAGCCTGAAGGAGGCAGATCGATGAACCGCAAGCCCATCAACACCCGCGAGGACCTGGACGCGCTGGCGGGCACGCCCGAGTACGACGAGTTCATGGCGTACCTGAAAGGCACGCTCACGCGGCGCGTGGACATGGCCGCGTACCCCGAGGACTACGACAACACGCTGCAGCCGGGCGATACGGGCTACGTCGCGCCCGACTGGCAGGATGTCGAGGACCTGACGGTGATCGAGCGCTACGGGCTCACCAAGACCGAGGTTCTGAACCATGCCTGATCCGGCGCTGTCGGCGGCGATACAGGAGGCATACGCGGCGGCTCCGTCCGACGTGGTTATCCTGCACACCCTGGAAATCCGCCACCCGACGTTCACCCATCCGATCCGCGTCGTGCGAAACTTCGCCGACGAGGAAAGCTGGGTGGCGCTCGGCGGCGCGGAGGTGCAGGCGGTCCTGGACGCCATGGACCCGGAGGACCGGGATCTGGTCGGTTTGGTGGCCCGCCTTGAGGCGGACGCACCGGAAGATGCCGGGCAGATGGTGCCGTTCATCGCGCTCGCCTTCGACCTGGACCTGCCGCCAGTCGATACGGTGCCGGTGCCGGAAATCACGGTCACCATGGACAACGTGGGCCGCGAGATCACGGACGCGCTGGACGAGGCGGCGGTGTCGCAAGACAAGATCGAGGTCACCTATCGGCCCTATCTGTCGACCGACATCGAAGGGCCGCAGATGGACCCGCCGATCACCATGGTGATGTCCGAGGTGGAGGCCAACCCCATGCACGTGACGGGAAGGGCGCGGATGCTGGACATCGGCAACAAGGCGTTTCCGGCCAAGTTCTACACGGCCAAGGACTTCCCCGGCCTCGCGCGGTAGCGCGGCCACAGGAAGCTGTTGATTTTACGCAAATGCGTCGTCGCAACCCGGAACGGGTTGCTCGGGATTTGCGATAAACGCTTACACAAAAGGAAATAGGGATGCACTGGGCATCGCAGTATATCGGGCTGCCGTGGAGCGCGCAGGGCGAAGGGCCGGACTCGTTCCATTGCTGGGCGTTCGTCCGCCATATCCAGGCCGAGCACTTCATGCGCCCCTTGCCGGAAATCCCAAACCCGGAGGACCTGCTGTCGCTGGCCCGTGCGTTTCGCGACCACCCGGAGCGCCGCCGCTGGGACCTGGTAGGCGAGGCGGCAGACGGGGATTGCGTCCTGCTGCGCCAGGCGCGCTATCCGGTGCACGTCGGCGTCTGGTTGGACGTGGACGCCAATGGCGGTCGAGGGGGCGTCCTGCACTGCTCGCGGGATTCCGGCGTGGTGTTCCAGCGGCCTGACGCGCTCGTGCTGAACGGCTGGAAGATCGAAGGGTTTTATCGTTTCAAGGGTGACGCGGAATGAGCGCCGTACAAGTAATGGATCGCCCCGGTGTTGTCGTCCATGTAGCGAACGCCTTCATGCCGGAGCGCGACCGGGCCGTCCGGCCCGTTCCGCACGCCATGACCGTGCGTGGCTGGCTGGACGCGCAGGGCATCGACGAGTTCGCGGTGCCGACCGTCTGCCTGTTCAACGGCGCGGCGCTGATGCGCGCGGATTGGGACACGACCGTGATCCGCCCTGGCGACATCTGCGCCTTCGTCGCGCTGCCGCATGGCGGCGGCGGAGGGGGCGGCGGCAAGAATCCGCTGAAGACGGTTCTGTCCATCGCCATCATGGTGGCCGGGGCGTATGTGGGCGGCGTGGCCGCCGGGTGGTTCGCCGATTCCGTCCTGATGGGCGGGGCCATGGGACCGCTTACGGCGAGCCAGATGCTCACGGCCAAGATTTTCGGTGGCGTCGTTGGCGGCATCGTATCCATGGCGGGGGGCGCGCTTCTCAACGCGCTGATCCCGCCGCCGAAGCCGTCCGCCGCCGCGTTTTCCAGCAACTTCGGATCTCTGCCAGCGCCATCGCCGACCTACAGCCTGCAGGGGCAAGGCAATAGCGCGCGGCTGGGGCAGGCCATCCCGGCGCAGTACGGCAGGCACCGGGTGTTCCCGGACCTGATCATGGCCGAGCCATGGGCGGAGTACATCGGCAACGAGCAGTATCTGTACCAGCCTCACTGCCTCGGCCTGGGCGAGTACGACATCGAGCGCATCCGGATCGCCGAGACCGACATCGCCAATTTCGAGGAAATCACCTACGAGGTGGTGCCGCCCGGCGGCGCGATCACGCTGTTCGACGTGAACGTCATCACCCGGCCCGAGGTGTCCGGCCAGGAACTGAAAGGCACCAACGAGCAGACCGGCGACGGCTATGTGGGGCCGTTCACGCTCAACCCGGTGGACACCACGGCCAACGAGGCCGGGGTGGATATCGTGTTTCCGCGCGGACTCTATTACGCCAACGACGCGGGCGGGCTGGATTCCAAGACCATCACCTGGGTGGTGGAGGCGCGCGAGATCGACGACGACGACCTGCCCGTGGGGGCCGGGACCTGGTCGACGCTGGCGTCCGAAAGCCACACGGCGTCCACGAACACGGCGATCCGGCTTTCGTACAAGTACACCCTGCCGGTGGCGGGGCGATACGAGGTGCGGCTGCGCCGGACGGACGCCAAGGACACCTCGTCGCGGGCGGGCCATGAAATCCGCTGGTCGGGCCTCAAGGCATTCGTGGACGGGCCGGAGACGTTCGCCGACGTGACGCTGCTGCTGGTCAAAATGCGGGCGACGGACAACCTGTCGCAGCGGACGGCTCGCGCGGTGAACGTGATCCAGACCCGCAAGCTGCCGGTCTGGGACGCGGGAACGCAAACGTGGTCCGCGCCGCAGGCGACGCGGAGCCTGGTATGGGCGGCCTGCGACGTGGCGAAGGCGGAGTATGGGGCGCAACTGACGGACGCGCGGCTGCCGCTGGCCGACCTGGCCGCGCTGGACGCCACACTGGCGGCGCGAGGGGATACCTTCGATGGCGTGTTCGATACCAAGACCACGGTGTGGGACGCGCTGACGCGCATCGCGCGGTGTGGGCGCGCCGTGCCGATCCTGCAGGGCGGCATCGTGCGCGTGGTGCGCGACGGGCCGCAGAGCCTTCCGGTGGCCATGTTCGGCCCGCGCAACATCGTGAAGGGTTCGTTCAAGGTCGCCTATGTCATGCCGTCCGACGACACGGCGGACGCTGTGATCGTCGAGTACTTCAACGAGCGGACCTGGAAGCCCGCCGAGGTGACGGTGAAGCTTGCCGATTCCGCTGCAGAGAAGCCCGCCACAGTGAGCCTGTTCGGCTGCGTCACGCTGGCGCACGCCACCCGAGAGGGCGACTACATGGCCGCCGACAACCGCTATCGGCGCAAGATGGTGACCTTCCGGACGGAACTGGAGGGCATGATCCCGACCTACGGCGATCTGATCGCGGTCACCCACGACATGCCGCGCTGGGGCCAGGGCGGCGAGGTGGTGGACTGGGACGACGAGGCGGAGGTGCTCACGCTGTCCGAGCCGCTGGAATGGACGGCGGGCGAGACGCACTACATCGCGCTGCGCAAGCGGGACGGCTCGCTGGCCGGGCCGTATCAATGCGAGGCCGGGACGGCGGCGGACGAGGTCCACCTGCTGGAGGCGCTGACGATGACGCCATACGTGGGCAGCGCCGAGGAACGGACGTATTTCACGTTCGGTCCTGGGGTGAAATGGTCCCAGCTTTGCCGGACCCTCGCCGTGAAGCCGAGGAACGGCGGCGAGCAGGTCGAGATTACCGCCGTGGCCGAGGATAGCCGGGTCCACGTGAATTAAGCCTCACGGGCCATTCAACGTCCCGCGTTTGACGTTTTGCCGCCCTTCCGCCGGAGGGCGGCTGTTTTTTTGTTCGAGAGGAAGGGGGGAATGGCCTTGTTCGACAAACTTCCACCGGAAATCCAGCAGGCGGCGCTCGGCGCGGCTGGGTTTTTCCCGACCGCCGTGCTGGCGCGGGTGCTTTGGCATAACCGGCTGGTCCGGATGGGGCAGCGCCATTTCTGGGGCCGTGAACTCTGGTGGGAGGTTCCCGCCGCCGTGTTCTGCGCGATCACGGGCGGCGGCCTGGCGTCGTACATGGGCCTCGACCCGATGGCCAGCCACGCGGTGGTGGGCGTCGTCGGCTGGCTCGGCCCGCGCGGCATCGAGGTTTTGCTGGCCAAGGTGATCGAGCGGTACGTGCCGGAATCCAAGAAAGGAAAGTGACCATGCTTTACGACCACTGGCGGGATATCCCGGCGGGCGTCTGGCGCTGGGGGAACTTCGCCCCGGAAGAGCCGAACCTGGCCTGTCCGTGCTGCGGCGAGTTCTACCTGGACCCGGACGCCATGGATCGCCTGCAGGTCGCCCGAGATATCCTTGGGCGGCCCATGCGGATCAACAGCGGCCACCGCTGCCCGATCCACAACGCGCGAGTCGGCGGCGCGCCCATGTCGCGGCACAAGCTGCAGATCGCTTTCGACATCAGCCTCGCCGGGCACGACCCGCGCGCGCTTCTCGATGCCTGCCGGGAGGCGGGCTTTTCCACGTTCGGGTTCTACGGGACGTTCCTACACACGGACACTCGGCCCGGACGCCGATGGTTCACCAAGGCCGGGAGGACAGTATGGCAGAGCGTTATCTGATCGATTTGGAGACGTTCCTCGCGCGGGAGATGCGCGAAGGGCGAAGCGAGTTCCGCATGGTCGCCATGCACACGGCGCGGGGAATCGAGTTCTATCTCCACCCCTTGGGACGCAGCGGCGATACGCGGGACTTCGGAATCAAGGGCAATACATTGGAGCCGCTGAAACTGGCGGCGGGAGGTTCGTGATGGAGTTTCTCGGAGACCTTCTCGGGGGCGTGGCCTCCGTGGCGTCCGGCGGCATTTTCGGCCTGCTGGGCAGCATCGTCGGCGTCGGCGCGAAATGGCTGCAGGAGCGCCAGCGCCAAGCCTGGGAAGAAAAGAAGTGGGGCCACGAGACCCGCATGCTGGAATTGCAGATGCAGGCCCGCGCGGCGGAGACCGAGCAGGAGCTTGCCATCGTCTCGCAGCAAGGCGCGTGGGACGGCCTCGGGGCCTCGCAGCGCGCGGACGCCAAGCTCACGGGCAGCGTGCACACTTGGGTCAACGACGTGCGGGCGCTGTTCCGGCCCGTTCTGACGGCGGGGCTGGTGGCGCTGGTCTATGTGATGTTCCGGGACCTGCTCGATGGGCTCGGCACCAACCAGTCGATCCTGGGTGCTGTCCTGGCCGAGGCCGAGGTAAAAGAGGTCCTCCGCTATGTAATCTATTCCATGGCTTTCGCGGCCAGCACGGCGGTGACCTGGTGGTTCGGCGACCGCGCCTTCGCGCCGCCTTCCATGAAGGGGCGCTGACATGTGGGCGCTGTTCGTGATTTTCGGGGCCGTCCTGCGATGGTGGGACGGCACCCGTGGCGACATCGGGCCGGTGCATGTGCCGGGCGGCGTGCGATCCGCGATGCTGGCGGGCGCGTGCCTGCTGGCAGCCGGATGGTCGTTCGGCTTCGGGATCGGCACGGGGATTCCCTGGACCGGCCTGTGGGCCGCCGCCGTGGCCGGGTACAGCATCGTCACGGGCCGGACGGACTGGCCGCGCTGGTGGATGACGCTGCGCTTCGGACTACCCGCCCTCGTGGCGGTGATACCCGCCGCCGTGGTCGACGGCCCGGCCATCGGGCAGGCGGGATACGTGCTGGCCTGCGCCGCAGCCGGTGGGATGTACCCGCTCCTGTTCTGGCTGCATCGGACGGGCCGATGGCGGCGCTGGTCGCCGCTCGACGGGCCGGAATCCTGGTGCCGGATACCGCTCGGCGGTTTCGTGATCGGCGGGCTTGCGTGGATGTAGCCTTTATATCAAAGGCTTAGCGCATAGCGCGGGGAAGTATGTTTATGTCCGAAGCGTGCCCCCGCAACCAACTTTAACATACTTTTTTCCAGAGGGACTGGATCGCCATTCGCAAAACGGAGGATGGCGGCCAGTTCCCCTTGGATTTCGATTTCCATCTTGCCGCGCTTGTCGCCAGGATAGAGGACGATTCGGTCGACCAGGGTCCGCAGCATGGCCATGGCCTGCTGGCGGGCATCGCCTTCCTTCCTCAAGGCGTCCTCAAGGTTCGAGATTTTCCGCCTGTACACCTCGGCGAGGTTCGGGTGGATTTCCAGGACGCGCGGGTCCTCGATCTCGGCCAAGTCCCTAGCCAACTCCACCTTCCTCTTTTCCAGATCGAGCAGTAGCGTGTGCATGGACGGCGAGTCCGTGCCATTCGCTATGGCATTCACGATGCGGTCGATCCGGCCCTCCACCTCGCGCAGCTTGCGCTCGGCGTCCGTGCGCCGCTTGGCCTCGTCCTTGCGCCGCCGTTGTAGTTCGGCGTGAAACTCCTTGATGAACTCCGCCACGGCGTCGGGGGCCAGAAGATGGTCCCGCAGGCCGCCGAGGACACGATCTTCCAGAACACTGGCCGTGATGGTGTTGGCGTTGTCGCAGACGCCTTTTTCGCGGTATGCCGAGCATCCGTACCTGTCGGGGCGGACAATGGTCACGCCGTTGCCGCAGCATCCGCAGGTCAACAGGCCGGACAGCAGGCGCTTGGGCCGCCGGTTTCGGTGCGTCGTCGCGCGCGATTCCGGACGGAGCCGCGCCTTTAACCCCTGGGCGCGCTCCCACGTCTCGTCGTCGATGATGCGCAGCGCCGGAACCTCCACCACCACCCACTGATCGCGCGGGTTCGGCCTAGCGACACGCTTGCCGGTATCCGGGTCCTTCATGAAGCGCTGGCGGTTATAGATCAGGAATCCGATGTATATCTCGTTGTGCAGGATGCCGTTGCGACGCGCCTTGTTGCCGTTGATGGTCGATGCGTTCCATTGGCCGCCGCGCGGGCTTGGGATGCCCTCACGATTCAGGTCGGCGGCGATGCCGCGCGGACTTTTGCCGGAGACGTACTCCTGGAAGATGCGTCGCACCACGTCGGCCTGTTCCGGATTCACGGCCCGCTTGCCGCGCACAAGCTCGCCAGCCGGATCGAGTTCGCGCACCATGTCATATCCGTAGGTGATGCCGCCCGCAGAGTATCCGGCCTCAACCCGCCCGCGCTGCCCGCGCCGGGTCTTCTGCGCCAAGTCCTTGAGGAACAGGGCGTTCATGGTGCCCTTGAGGCCGATGTGAAGCTCATTGATCTCTCCCTCGGCCAGGGTAAACATCGTCACGCCCTGATGGCGGAGCCGCTTGTAGACGGCGGCTATATCCTCCTGGTCGCGGGAGATTCGGTCGAGGGCCTCAGCAAACACCACGTCGAACCGGCCCCGCGTCGCGTCGTTCATGAGCGCCTGCAGGCCGGGGCGATTCAAGGTCGAGCCGCCGCTTATGGCATAGTCGGTGTAGGTGTCGGCGATATGGCCGCCGTCCTGGGCGATCTTCTCCCGGCACAGCCGGACCTGGTCGTCAATCGAGCGTTCCGACTGACGATCCGAGGAATACCGGGCATAGATCGCGTACCTTGTCATCGCTGTTCCGACTGGCTTCCGTCCAGATACTCCGCGACCGCCTGGCGCGCCAAGGCGCGGGCGAAGGCCAGGACTTCCTCGCGGGCATCGCTTGACATTACACGAAAACCTTCGTTTTGCGAGCGGGTCTCTGAATCCTGCGGGCGAGGGCCGTTCTTATCCATCCACACCCCCCGGATAGTCATCCCAGGCGCGCCCGTCGAGCAGGCGTCCCGCACGGCGCTTTCCCTGGCGGCTTACGAGCGTGCCGTTTGGGAATCGGTGAGTGTCCGCGCCGGGCCGGTCGCAGCGGACGCCGGGGGACCACTCGCCCCATTGCTTGAACAGGAAAGGCACGCCCGCCGCTTCGCATTGGTCGCGAAGGCCACGCACCCAGTCCGGGTGCATGGGACGCGCGCCGGGGCCGGATTCGCCGCCCGCCACCACCCAGCCGATGCCGGTCAGGTCGATGTCGAGGGGGCCTAAAAGCGGCTCGGCGCTGATCCAGCGCAGGCTCGCGGGAAGGGCGCGCAGGATATCAAGACGCTCGTCGGCGCGGCGTTGGTCCTCGACGCTGACGCCGAACCATACGCCGGGCCAGTAGGCCGGGCAGATGCGCGCGGCGTCGCTGTCGGTTCTGGCCCAGTCGAAGTATTCGGCCATGCGCTCGGGGCGCTTGGTCAGAATCTGGAAGACGTGGCCGCGCCGCAGGCGGATGGCGCTGCCGATTACCTCGAACACACGGGCCACCTCGGCGAAGGGCAGGTCCTCGTGGAACAGGTCGGACATGGAGTTCACGAAAATGCGGCGCGGGCGCTTCCAGCGGATCGGCTGATCGAGCGCGCCATCGTCCAGGCGCACGGTGCCGTTCCAGACCGGCCCGGCCTTCGACGGCGTGGTTAGCCCGGCGTATTTCGCACCGGCCTTGCCGCCCATGGCCTCAAGCCGGGCGGCCATCTTAGCCGCATAACAGTTCGTGCAGCCGGGCGAGACGACCGAGCAGCCCGCCACGGGGTTCCAGGTGGCGTCGGTCCATTCGATTCCGCTCTTATCGCCCATGGGTCGCCTCCCACTTGATGACCCAGCCCTTGAACGGCAGGCCGTGGGTGTCCCGGAAGAAGGCCAGGAAGTCGCCGACCGAGAGGAAGGCGTCGTCGAAGGCCAGTTCCTCGATCTCATGGGGCGTGAGCGCCCGGCCCCGGATGGTGACGGTCGGCCCGGCATCCGTCCCGTCGATCACGATGGGCGAGCAGAAGGTGCAGCGAACGTCGGCCAGCTTGCGCGCGTTCTTCCTGCGCCAGTTGGTCCAAAGCGTTAGGGTGTCGCCCGGCCTGCAGGGCTGGCGGCCATCCTTGCGCTCGGCGCGGATGGTCTGGCGCTTGATTCCCTGTTCGATGGGCTTGGCGAATCGTTCCTTGAAACCGAAGGCGGGCATGGCGTTTATCCTTTCTTTTCCTTCAACCAGGCGTCGCGCACCTTGCGGTTCGCCCGGCGGCGCTCGCGCTCGTCGCGGAGCCATTCGTCGATGATCTGGCAGAGCCTGGTGAAGCCGCCCTTGAGGCGCTTTCCGCGCCACTCCATGGCGAAGTCGTACAACTGCGCGCCGCGCTCGTAGCGCCGCTTGTGGTACTTGGAGCGGCAGGTGGACGAGCAATATTCCTGGTCGTCGCGGCGCGGCCAGTAAGGGTGGCCGCATTCGCGGCAGAAGCTCACCGGGCGCGGCGGGATGCCCTTGGGGCGGATCGGGGCGGCGTCGGTTTCGGTTCGGGCGTCCTCAAGCATAAGGGGCCTCCTGGAACAGTTGCGGGGCAGCGGCGGTCAGGTCGGGCTTGAAGAAGCCGAGCGCGCCACGGCAGGGGATGAACGGGAGCGGGCGGGCGTTCGCGATCACGAAACCGTAGGGGCCGCAGAACCATTCGCTGGAGGACGCGGTCACACAGTCCACGATCTCCATCACGCCGACGATGCCGCCAAGCGGTGCGCCGATCCGGCGGCAGTAGGCCGCGTCCTCCGGCGTCTTTCCTGCGTGGATCAGGACGGGGCCGCGAAAGCGGGTGGGCCAGGTACGGTTTTCGACATCCTTGCCAGCGTTCAGGATGTAGTGGCACCAGGGCTGGCGGATGCTCAAGGCCGGGAGGGTGGAGATGTCCATGGCCGCCCCCCCTACGAAATGTTCCGACGCCGGTGGCGATCTGTGTCCGCCGGGTCATGGTTGTTCTTCTGGCGGCGATAGGCCCGCTGGACGGCGGCGGCCTGGGCCGCTGCGTCGCACAGCGCGTGATGGTGGTTGCGGTCACGGATCGGCTTTTCGCCCATGAAGGCGTAGAGGGTCCTAGTGTCGCGGACGTTCCAGAACTTCCATGGCGCGCGCACGCCCAGCCGCTCAAAGACAACCTCGCACAACACCACGTCGAAGGATGCTCCATGACTCCAGGGGAATGGATCGCGCCCGCACCAGCGGGCGAACTCGGCCATCACCTCGGCGATATCGTGCCGTGGCGTGGCGTCAAACGCTTCGCGGCGGGCTTCCAGGGCCTGGCGGGACCACCAGGACAGGGTGTCCGCGTCCTCGGTCAGGCCGAGGCGGGCGCAGCTATCACGGTCGATACGCCGGTAGAAGGCCGTCTCGTTGGGCAGCGCCAGCGGATCGCAACCATCCAAGCCGTTGGAGGCAGGGTCGAAGCGCACGGCCCCGATGGTGAGGATCGCGGAGCCGGGCCGGGTGCCGATGGTCTCCAGGTCGATCATAATGTGGTTCGCGGCGCGTCCGATCACGGTCATGGGCGTTGCCTCCTTCTCTTTGAAAAAGCTGTGTTGATGGCGACCTTGTTCAGGTCCTTGGAAACCTTGAGCCCGCGCTGGTGCGCGAGCCGCGCGATGGCGGCGCACTGGGCGCGGCTGCCGGTGTGGCGGAAAAGGCCGAGGTAGGAATTTACGCTTTCCGCCATGTCTTCCTTCGGCATTGCTGAAAGGCGGTGCATGGCCGCCCTGTGCGTCTTGGCGCGGCCTATCGTTCTGTGCGGGCGGATGACCTGGCCGACAAAATCCACACCCCGGTCGGCGGGCGCGACAAAGGTCTTGCTCTCGGCCAAGGCCAACCCGATCCCGGCTAGATGCTCCCGGATGGCGTCCGCCGCGCGGAGCAGCGTCTTCGGGTCCGGGTGGACCAACACCATGTCGTCCACATAGCGAACGTAATGGCGCATGCGGAGGCGGCGCTTGACCATCTGGTCCAGGCCGTCGAGATAGACGTTGGCGAAGAACTGGCTGGACAGGTTGCCGATGGGCAGCCCCGTTCCGGGCGGCGCGTGGAAGAGGCTCTTATGGCGCGGAACCAAAGCCATGTGATGGGCCGCACCGCGCAGGATCGCGCCTTGGCGCACGTCCTGGAAGACAAGCTTGCGGCACAGGTCCAGCACGGTCGGGTCCTTGACGCGGCGGGCCAGCATGGCGAACAGATCGGCGTGACGGATGGAGCCGAAGAAGTTGGCGATGTCGGCCTTCAACACGAAGGCGGGCTTGGTCCAGCTTTCGGTGGCGCTCAACAGGTGTCGGCGCACCCTGTCCGCCCCGTACAGGGTGCCGCGTCCGGGGATGCAAGCGCATGAGTCGGCGATAAACGACGGTTCGAACAGGGGCGCGATGGCGCGATAAACGAGGTGATGGACGATGCGGTCGCGGAAGTCTGCGGCCCAGACCTCGCGCGGCTTTGGCCTGGTGATGGCGAAGACCGTCGCTGGCGACGGCTGCCACGTGCCCGTCCGAAGCTCATGCAGTAGGGTGAGAAGGTTTTCCTCCAGGTTCACCTCGAACGCCAAGGCGGCGCGCGTGGTTCGCTTGGAGCGGCGGCAGTCGTAGTAGGCTTCGAAAAGTTGGGCCACGGTGATCTCTGATGGCATGACGCATTCCACTTGCGGACGGCGCGGACGCGGAGGGACCAGTCCTTGTCGTTGTTGTACTGGTTGCCGTTGTTGAAGTTCTGGACCCAGGCGTAGCCGCGCAGACGGGGGTTTACAGGCCGGGCTGGCGATTGCCGGGTCGGCATCGACGCCAGCCAAGCCGCGCCGGGACGCGCGGGGGAGCAGGCCCGCCGTATCCACCATAGCGCTTGGAGCGGCGGCCACCGCCGGTTTCACCGGCAGATTATTAAATCTGCGGGCAAAGCCCGTGGGCATCTTCGCCGACGCTACCCCGACCAAATGATGCGCACAGGCGCGAAAGCCTTGACCTTCGGACATCAGGCGCGACTCCTTGCGTATTTGATCCATCCCGACGCCTGCTTACCGATGGCGTCGGTGAGTTCGACCGTGGCCCCGAATTGGCCGGGGGAGATCAGGTGAAGGTCCTTGGAGAGCCGAAGCAGCAGCTTGAGCGTTTCCAGGTGCTCTCGCAGATTTTCCAGGATCGGCGCTTTGTCGGCTGCGCAGTTGGCGCGGAAGATTCCGACCACGACCGCCTGGGCTTCGGTAAAGACCTCGCGCGCCAGTCCTTGCCGATAGCCGCGCGGATACTGCTGCGTCAGCTTCGCCAGAAGCTTGAGCAGATCGTAGGCCGCCCGGTAAATCGGCAAATCAGTGGCGCGCGCCATGCGAAACCTCCCTAGGCCGCAGCACCCCGACCGCCGGAGCGGTCGGGGAATTGGTTAATGGTTAAATCGGACATTTGCGGATGGCGCGGACGCGGAGGGACCAGTCCTTGACGCTGGTGGTCTGGTAGCCGTAGCTGAAGTCCTGGACCCAGGCGTAGCCGCCGGACCATTCGGTCGATGTCCAGTACCACTCGCTGATGTCGAAGGCTTCGGTGCCGCCCTCCTTGAACGCCTCGGCGGTGGTTTGCGCGGGGACGTGATCGTCTTCCGGCGTGAGGTTGGCGCGCAGGACGGACATCTGGTCGATTGCGGGCAGGTGCCAGTCGTCGAACCCGCCGATGCGCAGGTCGCGGCAGAATTTGGCGGCGGGGTGGTCGTCGCCAAGGGCGCGGGTATTGGCGAGGCCGTCGATCAGCGAGCGGGCTCCCGTCTCGCCGCGCTCGCCCCATTTCAGGCTGCCGGCTTGGCCCTCGGCCTTGGGGGCCACGATCAGGGCGTGACGAATGCCGTTTTCGTAGTACAGCCCGGCGAAGAAGCCGCCGCCGAAAGGCTCGCCGATGGCGGGAATCTTAGTGTCGTTCATGGGTTTTCTCCTGGTTGCAGGTGTTGCCCCAGGCCGCACAGCGGCCTGGGAAATGGGTAAGCGTTAAAGGGGGTATTTGCGGACGGCGCGGACGCGGAGGGACCAGGCCTTGTCGCCGCCGTACTGGTAGCCGAAGTCGAAGTACTGGACCCAGGCGGAGCCGGGCGAGAACTCCGTCGAGGTCCAGTACAGCGTGCGGCTGAAAGCTTCCGGCCCGTCTTCCTTGAAGGCGTCCGCCACAGTCTGTTCCGGCACATAGTCCTTACCGGGCATCAGGTTCTCGGCCAGCAGCGCGGCCTCGTGGCGGCTGGGCAGGTACCAGTCGTCGAAGCCGCCGATGGTCAGGGAGCGGCAGAACCGGGCGGCGGGGTGGTTATCGTCGTTCATGGCCTCGGAGTTGGCGAGGCCATCACGCAGGCTGCGCGCGCCCTTGTCGGCGGTGCGCTTGGCCTTGAAAACACATTCGGTTTCGCCTTCGGCTTTTGGCGCGACGATCAATGCGTAGGGTGCGCCATCCGCGCCGAAGAACTTTCCGGCGTAGAATCCGCCCTCGAACGGAGCGCCGATGGCGGGGAGTTCGGTGTGATCGGTCTTGGTCATGGGTAGCCCTTTCATGTCCTTGGGTTAGAACGGAATCTCGTCGTCGAGGTCGGGGTCGGGCGGCGGCGGACTCGACCCGGTGTCGCCGTTCTGGCTGGCGCTGGCCTGGCCGCCGCCCTGCGTGCTGTAGTCGTCGGGGCCGCCTGCGGGCGGTGGGCCGGAGCCCTCGCGCCCGGAGAGCATCTGCAACTCGCCACGGAACTGCTGCAGAACCACCTCGGTGGTGTAGCGTTCGGTGCCCGCGTTGTCGGTCCACTTGCGGGTGGCAAGCTGGCCTTCGAGGTAGAGCTTCGCGCCCTTGCGCAGGTACTGCTCGGCCACGTCGGCGAGGCGTTCATTGAAGATCACCACGCGGTGCCATTCGGTGCGTTCGCGTCGTTCGCCCGTGTTCTTGTCCTTCCAGGACTCGGACGTGGCCAGCGATAGCTGGACGATCTTGTTGCCGTTCTGCGCGTGGCGAACCTCGGGGTCGCGCCCCAGGTTGCCCACCAAAATCACCTTGTTGACGGAACCGGCCATGATCAGGTCCTCCTGTTCGAGTGGGGGAGGTGGCGGTCGAGGCGGGTCAGCCATTCCTCCATGGCCCTGGGCCATGCCCAGGGGGTGATGCGCGCGGGCGCGGGATCGGGGAGCGCGCCCCAGGGCATGGCACTTTCGGCCAGCAGGTCGCGGCGCTCGGTCGCCAGCAGGGTCATATCGGCCCATTTGACGGCGGCCTTAGCATCGGTCGGCCAAGGGAACGGCAGCCCGGCGGCGGCGAACACGGCGCGATCCGTGATCTCGGCCAAGTGGTCAAAGGCCCCGTTTCCGCCCAAGTCCTTGAGGACGGCCTTCACGGGCGCGGTCATGTCGCCCACCACAGCCTCGTGCGCGTCGTGCAGCAGGCCGTGGAGGCGGTGTTCGGGCGGCAGCAGGTCGGCAACCAGGCAGCAGTGCTGGGCGACGCTGTAGAAGACGGTGGAGTGGCCGTTGAAGCGGCAAATCTTGGCGAGACTCTCGGCGATGTCTGGCCAGTGAACGGCGTCGGGCGTCGGCGCGGTCAGGTTCCAGGCGCGACCGGAGGCGGTCTGTATCCAGGTGGTCGTGTTTTGCACGTCACAGCCCTCCCGCGCCGATGCGGAGTGCGGTCAGCGCCGCCGCGAGCAGGAAGGCGGCGACGATGGCCCATCCGGTCGATGTCAGTTGGTTGCGCGCGCGGCGCAGGATGCGGCGGTTCATTGCAGCGCCCTCCTTTCGGTTTGTGGGGTGTGGCCGTCTTCACGGCGATGCTCGGCCCTGATCCAGTCCCTGGCGGCGAGCACGACGTGGCGAAGGTTTTCCGGGGTGCGGTAGCGGAACCATCGGCGGACGGCGGCGAGCAGGGCCTGCTCTTCCGGGTAGAGCCGGTTGGCGTCGAGGTTGCGGGCCTGTGGGGCCGTGCCGATGGTTCCGCCGCGCATGGCCTTATTCCTCCGGCTGGCCGAAGTAGAGCGGCAGGCCGGTTTCCTCGGCGGCCCGCCTGCAGGCTTCGTCGAAGGCGTGGTCCTGCACCAGATCAGGACGGTGCATCTGCAGGCTCCAGGTGATGCGTCTGGCGCGAAGCCGGTAGCGGAGCCTGACCGGCACGCGGTAGGCCGCGCCGTTGTGGAAGACTGGGATGGCCAGTAGGAACAGGTTCGGGACCTGGATCGGCTTGCCTTCGGCATCGCGGTGCTCGGTCTCGAACTGGATCTGCACCTCGCCGGTCGTGGTGTTCACCACCTCCTTGACCGTCTGCTGGTCGTGGATGCGCAAGCCCTTGGCCAGTTCCATCAGGCGAGAGGGGCCGCAGACCCTGCCGCCGATCTTGGAGACCAAGTCGAGAAGGCGCTTGTCGGCGTCCTCGTCGGGCTCGTCCTCCTTGGGGGCGTTGGGGTCGACCCGCGCGGTCAGGAACTGTGGCGGGGCCATGACATCGACGATGCGGTCTTCCAGGAACTCGGCGAAGTCGATCTGATCGAGAGCCTGGCCATCGACGGTGCGCCATGCCTTCCATTCGTCGGAGAGGGGGAAATCGTAGCGCGCGCGGTGGGTGCCGAAGCGAGGATCGCTCTCGGCCCCTTCCGGGTGGTAGTCGAGAACCGCGACGATGGCCGGGGCGTCCCGGTTGTCGATGGCGAACAGCGCCGAGCCGTCGTCCTTGAAGCGGGTCACGTGGCCGATCAGGCTGTCCAGATCGGTCAGCCTGGCGGTGCCCTGGCGGCGCTCCGGCTTGTCGCGGTAAGGGTCGAGGAAGGGCTTGACCGGATGGGCCTTGAGGCCGCCGTGGCCGTCCGGCAGGACGAGAACCTCGGTATCCGGCCCGCCCTTCTGGCCCTTGACGGTCACCACCTCGGGGCGGATGTGATCGCGGACGATGCGGGCGACCGCGTCGGCCACGGTGTCGGGCCGGTCGGGGCGCTGGGTTTCGGTGTCGGGCATGGGAAACTCCTTTCGTTAAGGTGCGTCAGACGTTGCGCACGGGCGCGGCTTCGGCGGCTGGCGTCACGTCGCGCACGCCGAACAACTGCATCTGTTTGGGGTTCTGGGGGGTGAAGCGGTTCTCGGCGGTGGACCACGCGACGGTCTTGCCGCGCGGGGCCTTGGGCAGCTTCACGGTGTAGTCGCCCGTGATCTCAAACACGCCTTTGTCGAGGGTGAAATCGAGGGCGATGGTCAGCTTGCCCTTGGGCTTACCGCCGTAGTCGAGGACGTACTGCGAGAGCTTGGCGTTGATCTCCTGCAGGGCGTCGGAGAGTTCGCCGTGGAACTCGCCGTCTTCGAGAAGCTGCAAGAACTGGCCAAAGGTGAAGGCGGTGGGCAGGGAGCGCCCGTCCGCCGCCTTGGGATTGTCGGTCATGAAAACCTCCATTGCTTGAGGAAGGCCCACGCCAAACGGCGGAGGCTTTCGGTTGAGGAAGGGTCGGTCACAACCCGGTGGGCGTCGGCGCGCCAGCGGGCGAGAACGGGTGCGGGGATGGTGCTCATTTGCCACCCGCCTTTCGGGCCACCTTTTCAAGGAGGCGTCCCATGCGGCGGGCCTCGGCGATGGTTAAAACGATGTCCTTGCCATCGGCGGCCATCACCACAGTGGTGTCGTGCTGGTCGCGCTCGGCGCACACGGAAATCTCATGGCCGAATTCGCTGGGACCCGAGGTCAGGTTGTTGAGAGTCTGAGGGATCACGTTCGACACAATCAGCCCTCCCTACCCGCTCGGCTGGCGGCCATGGCGCGGTCGCCGAGGCGGTCTATCTCGGCGGGGGTGAAACCCTTGGCCAACAGGTCACGGCGTGTGACTTCGCCCTTTTCGCGGGCGGTGTCTGCGATGATCTTGGCCATTTCCTGAACGCGACCGTGGCTCGGGGCCTCGGGGCGGGTGATGCGATTGGTGAGCATTGCTAAGCCTCCGTCCGTTTGACGCTTCGAAGGAAAGAGCAATATCGCAACTTTGTCAAGAGCAATATCGCTCTATTTTCCGGCGCGGCAAATTCGCGCCTGTCAGGGCGCTACGGTCGGAAGGGTGTTTCGGGTTTATTTCCTGGGGCGGCGGCGGTCGGCGAGTTCGTCGCGGATGTCGGCCAGGATGGCCAGGGCCTCGGCGCTGGCGAGGCACCCAACAGCCCCGCCAATAGCCCCGGCGGCTAGCCAGATGCCGGGCCGCCCCAGGGCAGCGACGGCCACGGGTGCGCCCAAGAGCGCCGCCCACCCGGCGATGCGCAGGATGGGGATGATCAGCGGGCGGTGGTAGATGAGCGGAAGGCCGCGCTGTTTCGGCGCGGCCCTGGCGGCGGCGATATCGTCCCAGCCGATGTCGTCTTCGTCGTCAGCCATCGCCCGCCCCCTTGCGGTTGCGGACGCGGTAGTCCGCGACAACGACGGCGACCACGCGGATTTCGTCGGTGCCGTCGTAGTCCGGGTGGTCCTGGCCGTTGCGCGGCAAGGCTATCGGGGCCTGGTGCTCCGGGTGATCGGAGCGCGGCCAGAGCCAGACCGCGCCTTCCGGCCCGCGTCGAAGCTCCTTCACCGTGGCCTCGACCTGGCCGGACTGCCAACGCTGGACGATGACGTGGTCGCCGTCCTCCAGCCCATGGTCGTAGTCGTGGAACGGCACGCAGACCAGGATCGTGCCGTCAGGATAAACCTGGTTCATGGAGGGGCCGCGCACGCGCAATCCGAAGTAACTGCGGTGACCGTCCGGGCGCGGGAGGGATATCTTTTGCCAGTCGTCGACCGGCCATTCCATGGCCTCGGCCCAGTGCCCGGCCTGCACCGCACCGCGCACATGGATGGTGATGATGTCGGAATTTGTGGGCTCCAGCGCAGCACCGGCATCGCCGAAGTATTCAAGACGCCATTGAATGGTCTGCGGTGAAAACGGCTGCCGATCCAAGTACAAGCGAACAGCCTCATCAATCTTGGCAAGCGTTGGCAGGCTTAAGGTGTAGCCGGGATCGCGGTAGAGGAAACGAGTTAAAGTCGAAACGGCAATACCAGCCTCCTTGGCAAGCCGCGATGGCTTCCAGCCGGTTATCTTCATTGCCTTCTCGACCCGCTTGCGGGCGGTCTGTTCAGCTTCCTTCGCCACGATCAATACTCCTTTCCGCGCAATATCGCTCATTTTAGCCCCGCCCGCACCAAGCGACATCGCTCTTGACAAAAGAGCGATATTGCTCTTTCTTAAGCCAAGACTGTTGACGAGAGAGGGTTTCGGTATGCGGCTTGAAGATTGGCTCAAAAAGGAAGAACGCAGCAAAGCCTGGTTCGCCAGACGAATCGGCGTGCCGCAATCGACCATTGCCCGGATCATCGCCGACAACCGCGCCCCGACACATCAGGTTATGGAAAAGATTATCGAAGGAACCAATGGAGAGGTTCTGCCGAACGATTTTTTCGACCTGAAGAGAGTGGTCGGGGGCTGCGGCGGATGATGTCACCGATCTTCCTTTCCTTCTGCACCCTCTGGCGCGTTTGCCCCGTCCTGGCGGGATATGCGGTCCCCGGTCCTCTGCGCCGCCCGGAACGTCGCAAGGTCGCGCGCAAGGCGCTTCGCACGCGGGTGGTTCGGGTCGGCCAGCAGCTTCTGCTCACAGAGCGCGGCCAGTGTTTCCAATCGATTCGGTTGCTTTTCCATGGTCCCAGCATGGCATGGACGGGCTTGCTAAGCACCGCGCAAGCCGGGGGAGTTTACGCATGAGCGGGCATCACAATTCACAATCGGATTCCCTGGGGCGGGCCTTTCCGGCCTGTTCGTACATGGCGCTCAAGGCCGCGTTCCGGCGGCTGACCAAGGCGGTCGGCGGCCAGGAATCGGCGGCGTCCATCACACGGGTCGATTACCAGCGCATCGGGCGGTACGGGCGGGCGCACGAGGCCATGTTCGCGCCCATCGACGTGGTCGCCGACCTGGAGGCCGACGCCGGGTGCCCGATGGTCACCCGCGCCATGGCGGACCTGCAGGGATACCTGCTGATCCCCAAGCCGCCAACCACGGGCGACGCGCAATGGGTCGAGCACCTGGGCGCGCTGGCCAAGGAGGCGGGCGAAGCCATCGGCAAGCTGGGCGAGGCGTTCGCGCACGGCGGCACCATCACGGCGGACGAGGTCCGGTCCATGGAGCTTCGCCGCGAGGTGGCCGAGGCCATGGAGGTGCTGGCGCGGATCGACAAGGCACTGGAGGCTGTCGAGCGCGGGGAGGACCGGGAATGAAACCCCCTGCCCCCAAGGGATACGAGACGCTGGCCGCCGTTCTGCAGGCAGCCCTGACGGAGGCCGCCGAAGGCAAGGGCCGGGACCGGCACGCATCGGGCGAGCCGTTCGAGCGCCAGCCGATGATGGCGATCACGGCCATGGTGGGCGTCGGGTTCCCGCTGGGCCAGGCGCAGAAGAAGGCACAGGAAGCCGCGCGGTTCGCGCAGGCGGGCGATACGGCCCGCGCGCGGGCGGAAATCCTGGGCGGCATCAACTACCTGGCGGGCGCGCTGGTCGCCCTTGAAGGGGGCGGCCATGACCGATGAATGCCCGCGCCAGGACCGGCTGCCGAACCGGCGGATGAAAATCAGCGAGACCGTCGAGTGGCAGGGCCAGGAATGGGTGCTCTCGGTCGGTTTCGACCGCACGGGCGCGGTGCGCGAGGCGTTCGTCAAGGGCCTTAAGACCGGCAGCGCCATGGACGCCATCATGGACGACGCCTGCGTGCTGCTGTCGCTTCTGCTGCAGGCCGGGTATTCGGCGGCGGACCTGGATAGCCATCTGGGCCGGGAGGGAGTGGATTCCTTCGCGCCCGCCGCGTCGCCCCTGGGACTGCTGACGCAGGTCGCGGCCACCATTGAACGCGAAACCGGCGACGGCATCCGCGCCGTCCACGAGCGGATCGGGGAGGCGGCGGAATGACGGGCGGGCGGTTCGACGAGCGGTTCCTGGACGAGGTGCGGGCGCGCACCGGGCTGGTCGACATGATTGGCGCGGATGTGGCGCTGAAGCGCCGTGGCCGCGAGTTCTGGGGTTGTTGCCCGTTCCATTCGGAAAAGACGCCGTCGTTCTCGGTCAACGAGGATAAGGGATTCGCGCACTGCTTCGGTTGCGGATGGCACGGCGATGCCATCGACTGGGTGCGCGAGCGGTTCGGCATGTCGTTCGCGGAGGCGGTCGAGGACCTGGCCGTGCGCGCCGGGCTGCAGCCGGACGCGCAAGGCCGCACGCGGCCCAAGGCCAAACCCATCGCGCGGCCCAAACGGGAAGACATCGACCGCGAGAAGGAAGACCGGATCGCCTGGGCGCGCGGCGTGTGGGCGGAAAGCCGCCCGGCTGTGGGCACTCTGGTCGAGACTTACCTGCGGGCGCGCGGGATCGAAGTCGAGGCCCTTGGCGGCGTTCCGCCGACGCTGCGCTTCCACCCCAGCCTGCGGCACGCCGATACGGGGCTGATGTTCCCGGCCATGGTGGCGGCGGTGCAGGACGGGCAGCGGCGGGTTTCGGGCATCCATCGAACATTCCTGCTGCCGGACGGATCGGGCAAGGCGCGGGTGAGCAGCCCGAAGAAGATGGCGGGCGCGGTGTGGGGCGGGGCCATCCGGCTATGCCCAGCCGCGCCGAAGCTGGGCGTGGCGGAAGGGATCGAGACGGCACTGTCGGTGATGCTGGCGACCGGGCTGCCCGTTTGGGCGGCGGGGAGCCTGGGGAACATGGCGGCGCTCGACCTGCCCCCGGTCGTCAAGGACCTGATGCTGTGCGTGGACGCGGACGGCGATCAGGGCGCGCTGGAAAAGACGCTGGCCAAGGCGGTCGGGTTCCACGCGGGCCATGGACGCCGGGTGCGGGTGGCACGCCCCACGCCGGGGATGGACTTCAACGACATGCTGATTGCGTCCAGGCCCGCGACCGTCGATGAGGACGGAGGGTTGGTCGAATGAGCGGGGCGGTCACCATCGGCGCGGCGACGCTTTACCACGGCGACTGCCTTGAGGTCATGGCGGGGCTTGGGCCGGTCGACCATGTGATCTCGGACCCGCCCTACGAGGACGAACTGCACGCCTCGAAGGGCAGAAAGCGCGCCCTTGGCGGCCAAAGCGCGATGGAGGATCTGGGCTTCGAGGGAATCAACGCCCTCCGCGCCGATGTGGCCCGTGCAGTCGTGGAGGCCGCGCGCGGATGGGCCGTCCTGTTCTGCCTGGCCGAGGGCGTGCGGGCCTGGCGCGACGTTCTGCAGGACGCCGGAGCGAAGTGGGACACCACGCTCGCCTGGGTGAAACCGGACGCCGCGCCGCGCTTCAACGGCCAGGGGGCGGCGCGCGGGTTCGAGTGCGCGGTCACCTGCTGGTGCGGACCGGGGCATCGCAAATGGAACGGGGGGGGGCGACGCGGGGTGTTCACGCACCCGGTGAACGTGGGTCGCTACGGCGGCCACCCGACCGAGAAGCCGGTGCCGCTCATGGCTGATCTGGTTTCGCTCTACACCAATCCCGGCGACCTGGTGCTCGACCAGTTCATGGGCTCGGGCACGACCGGCGTGGCGTGCCTGAAACTGGG